ACAACTATCCCCGGAAGTTAACAAACGGGATGCCAAATATGTAGAAGGCGCAGAAGCAGGTATGATATTTAATACCGTGACTAAGCAGGCATATGATGGTGAGAAGGGGCTTAATGTAATACCATGTTATTATAAACGTGAGTACATTGAGTGGAGTGATAGAGGTGAAGGCTCTAGTGCTCCAGTTGCTATCCACAGTGTAGATAGTGGCATAATAAAAGACACACGAAGAGGTGCTGACTACAAAGATAGACTGGATAACGGTAACTATCTTGAGAACACTGCATCTTATTATGTGGTCACAGAAGACATGCAAACGGCATTGATCTCTATGAAATCTACACAACTAAAAGTTAGTAGATCATGGAACTCAATGATGAACAGTATCAAACTGCAAGGTAAGAATGGTCTGTTTACACCGGCTGCATATAGTCACGTGTATAACCTTAAAACGGTACAACAATCTAATGACAAGGGAACTTGGTATGGTTGGGCTATCAATAAGGTTGGTCCTGTACAGGATAAAGCTCTGTACGAGGCTGCTAAGAATTTCGCTGAATCATGTGCCGAAGGCGCTGTGAAAGTGAAACATGGTGAAGGTGAGACTAAGTCGAAAGACGAAGTACCCTTTTAAACCATAAAACGACTGGTACCGAGCTAGTCCCCCCGGCTCGGTACCTAACAGGGAGGATAACATATGGCGGACAACAGAACAAGCTACCACCGGCAATACTATCGTAAGCAAGTAATTACCAGTCAACGTAATACCATAAAGAATTTACGTGATGATAAAAAAAAGTTTATGGACAGTCCTGAGGGAATAGCCTACAAGAAAAGACTAATGAAAGAGTCTGGTTATCAGGCTGAATACAGAGAAAGAAATAAAGAAAAAATAAGACAGTATCAGAAAGAATATCATATAGAGTATGCAAAATTTTAGAAAGATTTTTGAAGGCAACAACAGTGCTTATGGTCAGTTAATTTTAACTGGTGAAACAACTGAAAAAGGTAAAGCGGTAGGTAAAGCTTTTATTAAACGTGAAGTTATACCTGATAAGTTGTGGCAAGAACATTTAGATGGTAAAGATCCAGCATTGGGTGTCATACCTATCAACGAGAATAATGATTGTCGTTGGGGTTGCATTGATGTGGATGTTTATGATTTAGATCATAAAAAACTAGCGGCCTCTATCAAGTCCCATAAGTTCCCACTGATAATGTTTAGGTCAAAATCAGGTGGTGCACACTTATTTTTATTTACTACTGAGTTTATTCCGGCGTTTATGATGCAAGGTAAACTAAAAGTAATGGCTGAAGCATTGGGTTATGAAGGCTCTGAGATATTTCCAAAGCAAACTGAGATACTAGCTGAACGTGGTGATATAGGTAATTTTTTAAACCTACCTTACCACGGCGGCATGCGCGGTTTACGTTATGCTATGGACGAGTCCGGTAATGCCTTATCTTTAGAAGATTTTTACACTTATTATGAACAAAAAGCACAAACATCTGATCAAGTACAAAAAATAATTGTAACCAAAGAAGTAGTTAAGAAGAACGAAGCGTTTAAAGATGGACCACCATGTTTAAATAAATTAGCTGACGAAGGTTTTGGTGAAGGCTCACGCAACAATGCACTATTTAATGTAGCAGTGTTTCATAAGCAAGCTAATCCCGATACTTGGGAAGACAAAGTTATGGAAGACAATACTAAGTGGATGAATCCACCCTTAGGTTTTCAAGAAGTCAAGGCACTCTTAGCATCAATCGGGAAACGTGGCTACGATAAGTATAGATGTAAAGACCAACCAATTTGTGGTGTATGTAATGCTGCAAAATGTAGAACTAAAAAGTTTGGGGTAGGTTTTGAAGAAGAGCAGATGCCGGAACTAGATACATTGATGAAGATGAACTCTGCGCCACCACAGTGGTTTTTAAATGTAGCAGGTAAAAGAATAGAATTAAAAACTGAGCAACTACACAACCCTAATTTATTTGCGATAGCAGTATTAGATCAAGCTAATGTAGTGTCACCAATACCAAAGGCTAAAGATTGGCGAGAAGTATATCTAAAACCATTAATGAATAATCTACAAGAAACAGAACCATTAGAATCATTAAACCCTAGATTTCAAATTGAGAATCTATTGTATGATTATACGGTACACAGAGCGAAGGCTAGAACTAAAGATGACATACTTAATAAGACTGCCTGGACTGACGAAGGTTTTTCTTATTTTAGAATGGAAGACTTTTATGCATTTGCTAAACGTAACAACTGGGAACTAGACAAAACTAAAACTTACAATTTAATTACACAGCTAAAAGATATTTTTGTTGGTGAGATAAGAATGGATTTAAAAAACCAAACTCCACGTGTAGTTAAAATAAAATCTATGAAAGATCATGGCGCTGAGATTAGTCAAGTAGCATACCAGGAGTCACCGTTTTAATGAAAACAATTATCTTAGGTCCACCAGGTACCGGTAAAACTACGACACTATTAGATTTAGTCGATCAGTTTATGAAGGTGGGTGTTGATTCTAAACGCATTGGTTATTTTTCTTTTACGCGTAAAGCCGCACATGAAGCAGCAAGTCGTGCAGCAGAAAAATTTAATTTAGATGCAAAAGAAGATTTAATTTATTTTAGAACCTTACACTCATTAGCATTTAGATTGCTTGGTATAAAAAAAGAACGCGTTATGAAAACGGAAGACTATAGAGAGTTTGGATTAAAAGTTGGTATACCAATTAAGATGTCATTTCATTCTGAGAACGATGGGGTGTTTAATTCTGACAATGAATATTTAAGATTAATTAACAAAGCACGAGTTATGCAACGAGACTTAATGGATGTCTATGATGACAATAGACACACAGTGGATGTTGAACGAGACACATTGTTCCTATTAAATCAAGAACTTAACCGTTTTAAAAAAGAGAAAGGTATGATAGATTATGATGATATGTTGGAGAACTTTATTACACAAGATGTCAGTCCAAGTTTTGATGTCCTCTTTATCGACGAAGCACAAGATCTATCTCCATTGCAATGGCGAATGGTCAGAAGTATGTGGTCCAAGTCCGACAAAACTTACATTGCTGGAGATGATGATCAAGCAATCTTCAAGTGGGCCGGTGCCGACGTTGATCATTTCATTGCCCTCCGGGAAGATGTTGACGCCGTTAAAGTTTTAGATCAATCGTATCGTATACCTGGTGGACCGATACATGAACTATCACAAAAGATTATTGCACAAGTAGAAAATAGATATGACAAAGAATATAAACCACGTGATGAGATAGGTAAGCTACATAGATATGCAGACATTGCACAAGTAGATATGAGTGAAGGTCAATGGTTAGTATTAACGCAAGCACATCATTTCTTAGATCAAGTAACAGAGTTGTGTTATCAACAAGGTTGGTATTTTTCTTACAAAGGTAAACCATCGGTGAATAAAAATTTATTAGCAGCGATACATGGTTGGGAACAATTGCGTAAAGGTGAATCGTTAGCTACTATACAATTAAAAAATATTTATTATTATCTAGGTGACAATGTAACACGAGGCTATCGCACTGCAAAAACTTTAAATGCAGATTTAAAATATAATCTAGAGACATGCATATCGGATCATGGTTTACAAACTGACAAGCCGTGGCATGATTCGTTTGCTGGTTTAAATACTCGTATGGAAATGTACATCAGGAACATGCTGGCACAAAAAGAAAATATTTTTAGAGAACCAAGAATTATTTTATCAACTATCCATGGCGCCAAAGGAGGCGAAGCTGACAATGTTTTATTATTTCCTGACATTACTAAATCTGCTCTTGATTACAGTGATCGTGATGCAGATGAATTGCACCGGTTGTTTTATGTAGCAGTTACGCGTGCCAAGAAAGCGTTATACATACTAGAACCAAAAAATTATGAGAGGGCCTATCTATTATGATGTATAGAACAAAAAACGAGAAGTTAACAAAAGAGGAAAGTAAAGAAATTAGAAAACTATATGTTGCTGGTATGCAGATAATTGATATTGCAAGAAAATTTAATAGAGCACATGGAACTATTCATTATCATACTTTGTCAGAAGAAGAAAGAGAAGTTTTATTAGATAGACACGCAAAAGCAAGAAAACCATGGAGTGAAAGAGTAGATCATCACGTAGAATATTTAAACACAGAAGAGGGTTTTATACTTGCTAAATATCAAGACATGAAAAAAAGTTGTAAAAAAAAACAAGCTAGACCAATTAATGCAAATAAAAAAATTGAATTACTAAGCCAGGAAGAATTTTTAGAGTTGTGGACACAACACAAAGCCAAGCAAGGTATAACTTGTGGTTACACT